ACGCCGTAGCGCTCGATGGGGTTGAACTCGCCTCGGAGGGCGGACCCGAGGGCGTTGATGGCGTCCTGCGGCGTGGTGTTAGCGAACGCGGCCAGGTCCGAGGCGAGTTCGGTGAGGGTGATGGCGAAATCGGCGAGTTCCTGCCCTTCGAGTCCTGCGGCACGGCCGAGGATGCCGAACTGCTGGGCGGCGCCGAGTGCTTCCTGCCGGGATTGGCCGAGGGAGTCGGCCGCGTCTCGGGCGAACTCGTCGAGGCGTCGTGCTGCTCGGCCTCCGAACACCTGCTCGACGGCGCCGAACGTCTGCTCGAGGTCGGAGGCCGCGCCGATCGCTGAGGCGGCGGCGGCGGCGATGCCGGCGAGGGCGGCGGTGGCCGGGACTGCTGCGCGGGAGAGGCCGGCCTGGAACGTGTCGAACGACGACTGGGCGCCCTGAAGGGGCCGGTTGAACTGCGACGTGTCCGCCAGGAGCGAGAGTTTGAGGGTGCGGATGGTCTGAGAGGCTGCCATGTTCTACCCCTTCGTCCATTCGTCCGCGACCTTACGAGCTCCCTCGAGCCAGGCGCGGAGGATGTCGGGCTGGAGGCGCTTGAGCCTCGGAAACAGCCACCAGCCTCGGTTCCCTCGCCCCTGCTTCGGGGACCTCGGTGGGAACTGTAGGCCGCCCCTGCTTTGTCCGGGCCGCTTGAAACGTTCGCGCTGGCGGCTGACGATCGAGCCGAACTCGGAGCCGAACACAAGGGCGCCGTAAGGGGTCCGTTCGCCCTGGGTGTTCGTGAACCGTCGGGCGCCTCCGATGTTCACGCTGGGCACCCGGTCGGACGCGACCCGGATGGACTCGGCGACCCGGATGGCCTGGTCCTGGTACCAGCGTGAGGATCGGGCGGCGTTTCGGAGCTCGACGGCGTAGTCGTTGGCGATGTCCCTGGAGAGCTGCCGGAGGTCCTGGGATGCGGCCCGGTCCATCCGGCCGAGGGCCCGGGCGATGGCCTTGACCTCCCGGTCGTCGAGCCGGAACGAGACGCGTTCAACTGCCACGGCGGCGCTCCTCGAGGAGCTGCTTGGCGGTTAGCAGCTCCCGGAAATCCGTCCAGTCGCCGGGAGCCGTACCGGTCGCGATAGCGATAGCCACGCGTAGGTAGTTCAGGCTCCCGGCTGGGTAGGGCCCTCGGCGCCGTCGGCCTCGATCGTCGGGAACCCCTCGAGGGCGTCGACGAACGTCTCGAACGGCCGCTTGTCGCCGGACCGCTTCGCCGCAGACCAGGTTAGATACAGGACGTCGGTGATCTGCTCGATGCCCTTCCCGGCCGACTTGCCGGTGTGCTTCTCCCAGGCGACCCAGTCGAGCAGACCGATCTCGGCGCGGTGCTCGCCGTCCTGGTCCGTCCATCGGATGCTGGCCTTGTCCATGATGCCTCCCTGGCTGGTGGGGGGGCCGCGTCCCTACGGCCCCCCCGGGTCGTCAGACTGCGGTGACCGTCGGTGCGGTGTTCCGGTCGCCGACGAGCGTGAACGACGTCTGCACGGCGGTGGCGCCCTCGCCGGAGAACGGCGGGATGGTCGGGAACACCTTGCCGGCGAGCGTCGTGGTGGCGTTCGGTCCGACGTAGACGGCGGTGAACGCGAGCGACGTGTCGGGGGCCGACAGGGCCGCCGAGGCGAGGGCCTCGCAGAGCGAGTTCGTGGTGCCCCAGTCGGCGTACATGGTCACGTCGAGGCTGTAGGGCTGGGTCAGGGTCTTGTAGACCGGGCCGGACAGGGTCTCGAGGACCTGCTGGTCGGGCGAGTAGGTGAACGAGCAGCTGATGGTCTGCGCGTCGTATGGGTCGGAGTCGATCGTGAGGGTGAGGTCGGCTCCGGTGAGGACGGTGGCCATGGTTGCTCCTAGGAGGGTGAGGCGAGGGTCGAGACCTGGAGGTCGGCGACCAGCAGCTCGGACGGTCCGACCTGCTCGAGGGAGGGCGGTCCGGCGTCGGAGACGTCCCAGCCTCGGGGCAGGTTGTCGATGACGGCGAACATGAGGTCCTCGAGCTGGTTCAGCGACGCCTGGGGGTCGATGTGGGCGACGCAGCAGGTCAGGCGGAAGGTTACGAGGACTCGAGGCGTTCCGGGCCTTCCGATGGTCTGGGGCTGGAGCCAGGGCGACCCGGGAACGATGACGACGGACGGTGGGATGACGACCGGCGGTGGGTAGGCCGAGGTCGAGTAGTCGATGCCGGCGTCCTCGAGGGCCGTGGCAAGGGTGGAACGGACGGTGGCGAGGTTCATGAGGCAAGGGTGCCGGTGTCCGTGTGCCGGGCGAGGAGCGCCTGGACCCGGGAGAGGAGCGAACGGCCGAGCCGGTAGGGGCCGGGGGTGAAATCGGCTGCTTCCATGGTTCCACCGGGGGCCATGCGCGACTGGAAAATGTCGACGGCGATGGCGAGGATGGCTTCCTCGACGGCCGGGTCGCCCTCGTACACGTCGAGCTGGGTCTTGTCGTAGACCCGGCCGGTCGGGATCAGGGGCCGGACGTCGGTGAACGGCGTCTGACCGTGGGACTTGTTCACGACGAGGACGTTGTACGGCGGTCGGCCGTCGTAGTGGGTCGGCCAAGGCCGGTAGGGGACCGGCTGGGTGGAGTCCAGGCTGATTTCGGTGACGGTCGCGTCGCCGTTGAACTGGGTCGGGAACATTCCCTCGAGGTGGACGGTCTGGCCGACGTTGAACTGGTGCGGCATGACGGTCCGCATCTTGATGGCGTCCGTCTCGACGCAGCAGATCTGGTCGACGGACGAGACGTACCTGGTGAGGATGCTGAGGACGGTGTCCTGCGCGGCGTCGAGGACCTGCTCGAGGACGGCGTCGGCATACAGGTCGCCGGTGCCGAGGACGGACTTGAACTCGGAGACGGTGACGTAGGCCATAGGTCCTCCGTGGTGCCCTCCCGGCCCCGGTCTACTGACGCCTCCCCAGCGATAGACCGGGGCCGGGGGGCGGTGGGTCACGGCGTGACGGTGAGGTTCCGGTGGGCCGTCGGGTACTTGTTCGCCAGGGCGACGTAGCCGTAGACGGCGACCTCGACCTCGAGCGTGGAGACGTCCTGAACCGAAATCTGGACCGGGGCGCCGGCCGACTCGTAGAACGTGGCGAACCCGGAGGCGTAGACCCGGGCGTTGGGGTTGGCGAGGTTCGGGTCGACGACGAGCTGGAGCCCGGCGACGGTGCCCTGCGTCGTGCCCTGCGAGACCAGGCCGGCCGCGTTCGACGGGTTGGCGGCCGCGTAGATCGGGCGGCCCTCCGAGTCGACGGCGTTCAGCAGGTCGTCCCAGCCGAACGAGCCGGTCGTGGTCGGGGCGACCAGCAGCCGGTTCGGGGCGAAGCGCATGACGCCGTAGGAGTCGGCGATGCCCTTGGTGATCGAGCCGTAGACGGTCGTGGCGTCCGAGTCCTGCTGGCCCGTGGAGCCCTGGGCGAAGGCCCAGGCGTCGGTGGCCTGCGCGAACTGCGCGGCTATCTCGACGACCAGCCGGTCGAGGAACGCCGGGTCCGACCGCTCGATGAGCTGGCGGCTGATGCGCTCGCCGCCACCGAACGTCTTGACGTCGACGGTGAGGTAGTCGAGGGTGTAGGCCTGCGTCGAGACCTCGTCGCCCTCGGCGGACTGCTCGGCGACGGACGGCGCCTGGGTGCGGCGCGGGATCTTGAAGTCCATGCCGGTGTCGGGCAGGACGTCGCGCTCGATCGAGTCGATGAACGGCCGGCTGTTATCGACGACGGCGATGACGTCGGTCATGAACCGGGTCGGGACCAGGCCGGCGGCCGTGGTCGTGGTGTTGTCCGCCAGGGCGGCGGTGACGAGCCGCTGGGCGTTGCTGTCGCCGGCGTCGGCGAGCAGCTTGGCCTTCATGAAACGGCCGGCGGTGAGGGTGTCGACCTCGCGGTCGGCGCCCATCTGGATGTACTGCCGGGTCGGGGCGGCGGCCTCGACGGTCGGCTCGGAGGCCTCGACCACCTCGGCGGTCTCGACCTCGGGGGTCTCGTGCTCCATGGTTGCGTCCTCCTCGGACGGTGGTGCGTCGGTCGGTGCGGCCGCGGATGCGGCGACCTGGGAGACGACGGCCTCGGAGAAGGCCGGCGTGTGGACGAGCGACACTTCGGCGAGCTCGGCCGCGGTGACGACCATGCCCTCGTCGGTGGACTCGAAATCGATGATGCGCGCTCCGACGGAGAGGCCGTCACGGAGGCCGTCGGCGGCCTCGATCAGGGCGTCGGTAGCGGCGGACGTCGTCGAGAGCTTGAAGGTGGCGTTGATGCCCTCGGGGGTCTCCATGAGCTGCTGGGCGCGGCCGATGGGCCGCTTCGGGTCGTGCTCGAGGAGCAGCTTGACCTTCGGCAGGTCGGAGAAGGCGCCCTTGGCGAACTGAACCGGGCCCATGGACGTCTGGCCCCAGGCGCCGAACGGTACGACCTGGCCGGTGATGGTCCGGCGGCCTTCGTCGGCGGCGGTGACGTCGGCGGAGAAACGGACGACGAGGTCGGTCATGCGAGCGGTCCTCCTGGTGCGAGGTCCTCGGTGGCGCGC